AGCCTTAAGTGCAGCCTCTGCAGCCAATTCAGCTTTGCGTTCTGCATCTTGTTTAGCCAGCATATCCATGTGTTCTTGCTTACGCTTTGCTTCACGTTCTTGGCGCATCGCTTCTTCACGCAAAAACTCTGCATCACGTTCGGCTTGTTCTTCCTCTTGTTTGCGACGGTAAACGGAATAGATAAAGTAACCACCTGCCACTGCTAACAATAGCAATGCAAAATTACGCAAGACATGACTTTCTTCTACAGCCTCAATCTTTGCTGTTTGTGGGGTAATTGCTTGCTTGAGTTTTTGCACTGAGCCTTCGGGTGCAAAATCCAATGTTGGATTAAGACCTGTTGCGATTGTTAGTGCCTTATTTGCTTTTTCTAGATTACCTAGACCTGCTTGTGCTTGTGCCATTGCGTAAAATGCTTTAGCTGATTTGGGGTGATTCTGAATGATACCCTCAAGCCCTGATGCTGCCGCGGCATAGTTCTTTTGTTGAATGAGACCCTCAATTTGGTCAAACGATGCCTCTGCCTGTGCGGCGATTGCCATTAAACCAAACATTACTGCAATTAAAAAACGTTTCATACTAACTCCTTACATGAAAATCATAAAACAAACCAAAGCACAGATAACCATCAAACCGATGCTATCAGCGAAGTCTTCACCTGGGGTAACTTTACGCTCAGGCTCCAACGATTTCAACCACTCTTTAAAGTTCATAAGAGTATTATACAACCAAATTGATTAGTTGTCAACCTTTTCTTAGGGTATCGAAAATCTCATTCAAAAAGACTGAGGCTTCATCATGCTCCAAATAGAAGTCGGTAGTAGGATCGTAGTACTTTCCTTCTACTGGATCGTAATACAAGACTTTACCAGAGGGGTATGCGAACGGACCCTCAAGCCCTTTGCGGGGTTTGAAGTCATGTTTTGGGATGAAACTAATGTAACTCATAAGTGTTACCTTTAAGCCATGTTGATTTGAACTTGCAAACCTTCGTAGGTTGCGGCGAGACCTGTAGCACAAGCCATCACATCGTCATTGGAACGAGTATCTTGTAGGGCTCGCATTGCTTCACGAACCGCTTGATTGCATCGAACAAAATCACCGACACCGTCACGAATTTGCTTGGCTGTAGCATAGAAACATGCAGAACCAACGATAACACGAAAACGCTGACCTTGCTTGAATTTCATAACGGCTCCTTTAATCAATCAATACATGTATTATATGCCCAAATTGATTATTTGTCAAGCCTCAGAAAATGAGTACTTTTTAGTTAAAAGTTTGATTAGCTAGTTGTTTGCCTAGATTTTTTTGCTGTTTTGCGTTGGGTGCGTTTCCGGTGCCGCTGTCTTTGTGACTGAAAATCCCATACAAATTGATTAGAGTTGGGTTCTGCCCACCCATTGTGTAGAAAACGCTCAAGTCTTGGGTCAAGTGAGCATGACGTAGTTTAGGAACCGCACGTCCTAAAGGTCCCGTTGCGATAAATGTAGTATCACTACCACCGAACTGTTGCATTGGATTATGTTGCTTAACCGATAAGAACTCTGCAAGTTTTTGACCAACTTGCGGATACGCTCTTTTCTTAGCATCTAATGACTGGTCGAACAATCTGCACGTTTGGACAACAACTTTGTTTTGAGTTGTTTGTGCCATAGTAGTTGCTTCTAAAAGGGCAATGAACTCCTCACATGGAATAGGATCAGACCATTCATTCAAACGATGTGCTTGAAGGATCTGGTCTAGATCCTCTGTTAAATAACCTGATTTGTTTAATACTTCATCAATACGCATCTAGTATTTATGCGTTTCGTTTAGTAACAACCTTATCAATTAGTCCATAATCCAACGCTTGTTGTGCTGACATGAATGTATCACGATCCATATCCTTCTCAAACTCGGCGTAGGTCTTACCTTTTGAATTGTGTTCAACATAGATTTCAGTCAAACGCTTTTTCAAGTAAGTAATTTCTTTGTAACTGATTTCAATATCAGATTGCATACCACGTGCGCCACCTGATGGTTGATGAATCATGTGTCGGGCATTAGGTAACATATAACGCTTACCCGGCGCTCCCGCTTGGGCAAGCAAACTGCCCATAGAACAAGCCTGACCCATAACAATCGTCTGCACATCCGGAGCAATGAATTGCATACAATCATAGATAGCCATCCCCGCTGTGACTGAGCCTCCAGGACTGTTAATGTACATAGAAATATCTTTCGTAGCATCTTCCGACTCCAAGAACAATAGTTGGGCAACAATTAAGTTTGCCATTTGGTCGTGTACTTCGCCCTCAAGCAAAATGACGCGGTCACGCATTAACCGACTATAAATGTCGTAACTGCGTTCACCTTTGGATGTTGATTCTACAACGATTGGTACTAAACTCATGTGTTTCCTTATAGTAAAACTCTTATTATACAGAGTTTTATCTACAAGTCAACACTATTGGTTAAAATTTAGGGCGAAGACTTCTACCAGCACCCGCTTCTGCGTCTGGTTTGTCCGAAAGTTTCTTGACCTTGCGAGGTTCGGCTACTTGGCTAATTCCTTGGTCAACTTCATCATCAAAGTCAGATCCTAATACAGGTGCACCTGATTCACCATCTGGACCTGGATCATCATAATCACTAGCATCACGACCTAGTTTAAAACTAAATCCTGCGCTACTTGGTTCAACTGCGCTAGACTTGTTTTCCATAGTTACAACGCCTTCTAGTTTAGATGGCCATTGTGTAGCGAACGTGATTTCGCCGTTTGGATGATAGTCTGTATATTGTTGTACAAAGTTCATCTCCAATACTTGCAAGATAGTGTCAGCAAACTCAGGAATAACTGCTTTGCTATTAACTAACTGAGCAATAGTTTTCTTGATTTTGTAAACCATCTTACCACCATCGCTTGCCTTCTCACTGTTGATATCACTGATTAAAGGTTGATATATTGCTGGCAATGGAAGATAACTTTGATCCTTAACTGAGTTGATACTGTCGATACACTGTTGCATCAACTTAGGACTCTTTGAACTGAATGGTAAGAATTTATGCCATTGTTTAGGGATGCCACTTGGATCTACGCTGTACAAGAAATCCATAATCTTAAATGCTTGTACTACTGTACTAGGGCCGCTAGCATCCTTACCGGCTGAACATAGACTAATTAAAGTTACTGCGTTCTTTAGTTTTGGGTTTCTAGTTATCTCTGGTGTAATTTTATTAAACAATCCTGAAATCGCAGGAGCTGCCCCACCCCCGGTACCTTTACTAGAAATGTTCAAACTATGACTTGTACCTGGATTCGTGATAGTAGCGTAACTATCAGCAATGTTGTTGTTAGCCGCACTAGGGAAGTTCAATACTAGTTCACCTAAATCACCACCTAGCCACTCAGTGAACTTTTGCTTTCTAGGGAATCTACTACGATGATATAACAATGCTAAAACGCCTAGATATTCACCGGCATAGTCAACAATAGCCTTACGCTCTGATTCTTTTTCTTTCGTCAAATACTCAGGTGGTAATTGAACATACTCACCAGCAACGATATATTCTGCTAGTTTGATAACAACTTGTCCATAATCAGTACTTTGTAGTACTGGGTTATTTGCGATTGTTTCGTACATATCAGCGGCTGGGATATCTCTATCAGTAATCTTGATAAGACCTGGCTTTAGCTTCAAGTTCTCTTTTGTACTACCACCGAACTCAGCAGTCTTACGCAATTCGCCCAAGTTGATTTCTCTACCATCTTGAGTTAAGATAGTTACTTTCTCTCCCTTGAATTGTCCGGCGTCAAGCAATGCTTGCATACGAGGACCTTCTGACTTTTTGATGATTACGTCTTCATCAGTATTGTTGTCAGTGAAAGGTATACCCTTTGCAATTTTAGTTAGAAACAACGTGAAGTTTTCACGTTTTTTAAGTTCAGTTGGGAACAAGCCCTTCATCTTAGAACCAGATGATTCAGCTTCTTCGGCTTCGTTTATTTGTTGGAGTAGGTTTAGTAAATCACGCATAATATGTATTTATGCGATTTATGCCTTGAATAAGTTTTGATGCTTGAACCAGCGTCTTTGGCTATGTGCTGTTTTGAGACTAATCCCGTGCCACTCTAAATCTTCTCTAAAATCAAAGAAGCTAGGTCCGTGACTCATCAGCCAATCTTTTCCGTTCTTTTCACGCTCGGGGCCTAGGATGTCCCATTGATATTGGTGAACCATTTCATGTGCTAATGTAGTCACGAACCATTGCATACAGAACCATTTGTCCATCATTACGATACTGCAATGACTTCCCGTGTAATCTCTATAAGTGTGACCCAGGCACATTCCCCAGTATTTTCTGCATCTAGGAACTATGTCAAGTCTGGGCTTTTTTAGTGTATTTCCGAAAACTTCGTAGTTTAACAGTTCATACAAATGATGTGTAAATCTAGTACCAGGACGGAATATAAGCCTCTTCTGCTCATGTCGTGCAGGGAGGGGCAATTCCATCAGTTCATACAGTTCTAGATTAGTAAGTCCCATATCCTTATTTAAGAAAAAAAGATAACGCTAAGTATACGTCTAAATAATATCGTAAGGAGAAAAACATGTTTTCATTTTTAAAAAATCTATTCGGTTTCGGCGACAAGCCAGAAGCCAAAGTAGAAACAGCACCGCAGGCAGCACCCTACAAAGTAGAAGCTCCTGTAAAGCCAGTAGCGGCCCCAGCAACAATTAGCCCTCAAGTAGAGCCAGTAGTTGCAGCAAAGCCCAAGAAGAAAAAGGCCCCGGCGAAAGCTAAAGCTACAGTAACAACTAAAGCTAAAGCTACAACAGCAAAGCCTAAGAAACCTAAAGCTACTAAGTAAGAAAGGGGCGCAAGCCCTTTTCTTATAAATAAAATATGAAAGTTGCCTTCGACATTATCAGCGATTTGAATTTAACTGAATCTAGTGAATTCGATTGGACTGGTCAACCTACAAGTTTGTTCTGTGTGATACCGGGGAACATATCCCATGATACACAGACTATATACAAAACCCTACGACATTTAAGTTCACTGTATCATGGGGTTTTCTATATAGATGGTGCGGTAGAAAATAGAGACATTTACGGCCGTGACCAAAGAAATAAAGACCTACAGAAGATAGCAAGTGCTTTTCACAATGTAGTGTACTTACATAATAATGTCGTTGTGGTAGACGGCGTTGCGTTAATAGGAATTAACGGTTGGTATAACAACTACCATGACAATAGTGTTATAGATGATTTTCATGTTAGATCCTATAGATATGAAGATATCGACTATCTAGAAAAAACCATAGAAAAGTTACAACTTCACAACGATGTTAAAAGGATCATGGTGATTAGCAATAGTATACCATCCATACAACTCTACTTCGGTGAGTTTGAATACGATGAGGATGATATACAGCCGGTGTATTCACTACATAGAGATACCGAGAACAAAGTATCTCACTGGGTTTACGGCACATATGGAAAAATAGTTGATACTACGCTAGATAGTATCAACTATGTTAGTAACGGTAAGTTCGACCGTAATCCTTACTATGCGAAACGCATAGAAGTCACTCTTTAAGCCTCAGCTTCAATCTTAACCTGTAATGGGTAACCCTCACTACGTGCTTCCAATGTAACCTCTGTGCCTTTTTGTTCTGCAACTTCAAAGGGCAAGACTGCTACTACCGCACTACCTTCTTCATGTACTGCTGTGGTAATGCTAGTGGCTGTGTCCATAGTATAGTTAAAATGGTCGATCAAACTTTTAACTACAAATTCCATAGTTGTATGATTATCATTCATGTAAACTACCTTGAACATTGGAGGTTCAGCTAATTTAAAGTTTGGTTTGATTTTTACTTTTGCGTCAGGTTGTGCCATTTTAATGTTTCCAGTTGATTTCTGATGTGCTTATTATATTATTTATTGTACTTAATGTCAATCTTCTTGGGCATCTTTTCCAAAGGAACGATGCGTTCAAGTTCGATTGACAAGATACCGTTAGTAACTTCTGCATTCTTAACTTCAACATGTTCTGCCAAAGTAAATGTACGCTCAAAGTCACGCATACTGATACCCTGTACTAAGTACTCGGCACCAAATTTGTTGTCTTTGTTAGTGCTACCAGTGATAGACAAGACTTGACCTTCAACTTGAATGTCAACGTCACCTTGGTCAAACCCAGCAACTGCTAACTGAATGACAAAATTGTTTTCATCAATCTTTAGAATATTGTGCGGTGGGTAGTTGGTTGATTGACGACTAGTGGTTCTCATTAGTTCATCAAGCATAGAATCAAAGCCGATTCCAAATTTGTGAATTGTTGGGATGTCCAACGCTCTTAGTGTTAGTGTTCTGTTATCTTGTGTCATTTGTGTTCTCCTTTATAAGCAAGTATGACATGCCGGGCCCCGAAGGCACCCGGCTATTTTGATTAAGCAGGTGTGTCTGCTTCTTTTACTTCTGCATCAACTACAGGAGCTTCTTTCTCAGCTTCTTTAGCTTTCTGCTCTTCCTCGTACTTAACTTTAGTCACAGGACCAATAGCCTCGTACAATCCTTTGATAGCTTCGTTGATAGCGTCAACGTCTTCACCGAGTAGAGATAGAGTAACAGATTCAACTGCCTTTTCTGCTTTCTCTTTTTCTTCTGCTGAAACTTTATCGCCGTATTCTTCAATGTCTTTCTTGAAAGAATTCAATGTACTCTCAGCACCATTACGTGCTTGGATCAATTCGACTTGTTTCTTGTCGGCTTCTGCGTTAGCTTCTGCATCTTTAACCATTTGTTCAATTTCACTTTCGCTCAAGCCGCTGTTAGACTTGATAGTGATTTTGTTTTCTTTACCAGTGCCTTTGTCTTTAGCACTAATGTGCATGATACCGTTTGCGTCAATATCAAATGTAACTTCGATTTGAGGAGTACCACGTGGCGCGGGTGCGATACCATCTAACTTGAACTCTCCCAATACTTTGTTGTATTGGAACATTTCACGTTCACCTTGCCCAACTTTGATATCAACTGCTGGTTGATTGTCATCCGCAGTACTGAAAGTTTGTGAAGCCTTAGTTGGAATCGTTGTGTTCTTTTTGATAATCTTAGTGAACACACCACCCATTGTTTCGATACCCAATGATAGTGGAGTAACGTCTAACAATAGAACGTCATTACGAGCACCACTCAACACAGCACCTTGAATGGCAGCACCTGCGGCAACTGCTTCGTCTGGGTTGACATCTTTACGAGGGGCTTTGCCGAAGAATGTTTCAACTGTTTCTTGTACCTTAGGCATACGTGTCATGCCACCGACTAAGATAACTTCGTCAATTTGACCACCAGTTAAACCTGCGTCTTTCAACGCTTGACGACATGGGTCAATACTACGTTGAATCAATTCATCAACTAATGATTCAAACTTAGCACGTGTTAGTTTAACGTTCAAGTGCTTTGGACCTGTTGCATCTGCTGTGATGTATGGCAAGTTAACATCTGTTTGTTGTGAACTTGACAATTCAATCTTAGCCTTTTCTGATGCTTCTTTCAAACGTTGCAATGCTAGTACGTCAGATTTCAAATCAACACCAGATTCCTTTTTGAATTCATCAACCAAGTAATCCATGATGCGTTGGTCAAAGTCTTCGCCACCTAAGAATGTGTCACCATTCGTAGACAATACTTCGATTTGTTTGTCACCATCAACGTCTGCTAACTCAATGATAGATACGTCAAACGTACCACCACCCAAGTCATAGACTGCGACTTTGCGGTCTTGCTTATCTTGCTTGTCAACACCGTATGCTAGAGCAGCCGCTGTTGGTTCGTTGATAATACGCAACACTTCTAGACCGGCGATACGACCTGCATCTTTAGTTGCTTGACGTTGTGAATCGTTAAAGTAAGCCGGAACTGTAATAACAGCTTGTGTGACTTCTTCACCTAGATAGTCTTCAGCAGTCTTTTTCATCTTACGCAAGACTTCTGCACTAATTTGCGGGGGTGCTAACTTGTCTTCGTTGACCTGAACCCATGCATCACCATTGTCTGCTTGGACAATACTGTATGGCATCAAATCAATATCTTTTTGAACTGCTTGTTCTGTAAATTTACGACCGATCAAACGCTTTGCGGCGTAGATAGTGTTCTTTGGATTTGTAACTGCTTGTCGTTTTGCTGATGCACCGACTAAGATTTCATCGTTTGCATAGGCAACGATTGAGGGTGTTGTTCTAGCACCTTCTGAATTTTCAATTACTTTGGGGATTCCGTTTTCGATTACGGATACGCATGAATTTGTGGTACCCAAGTCGATACCGATGACTTTGCTCATATTTTTCTCCTTTAAAAAAGCAAGATTGTTTTAGTAGACCTGTTAAGCATCTACGTGTATATATCTATTTTACACGACTGCGTAAAATAAACTACTATATTTGGTTAATATAGTTTAGGGGGTAATTGCTGGTCACGTAGATGTTTCTTCCATCTACTTTTAGCTTTACTCTTATCCATTTTGCGCTGAGTTGTTGGCTTAACGAATTCTTGACGGTCACGAACTTCCTGAAGCAGGCCCTGCTCAGTGATTTTTTTCTTGAATTTGCGTAACGCTTTTTCAACGTTACCGTCTGTTACTATAACTCGTCTGCCTTTTCTCATACTAATGGTGTTGGGTTAATTACCTGCTCCTTATTAATATTTAGCAGTTTTATTTTATTTTGTCGGTAAGTTCTAGTGTTATACATGTGCGGCATCAACACACGCTCGATTTCAGTGTGCAAACCACGTGCCCCTGTCTTCAACTTTAGACAGTTTTCAGCGATTTGCTCAAGAGCCTCTTCCGTAAAGGTTAGCTCAATGTCGTCAAGTTTCAACAGATATTTGTATTGACTGATATAGTTGTTCTTTACGTCAGTTAGGATATGGATTAGTTGTTCTTTTGTCAATTCACCGATACTAACTGTCGTAGTAAAACGACCAATGAACTCAGGAATCATGCCATATTTGGTCAAATCGTCCGGGGTAACCTTGCTCAAATCACCCTCAATCTTAGAGTCTTTGACACCTGAGGTGAATCCGATACCGGTACCGTTCATGCGATTACCGATAACATCTTTCAACCCCACAAATGCACCGCCGGCAATGAATAAGATATTCTTTGTGTCAATCTCATTCATTTCATTGCCCGGATGCTTGCGTCCACCTTGTGCGTTGATACGACACACTGTGCCCTCAACTAGTTTAAGCAATGCTTGTTGAACACCCTCACCCGATACGTCACGGGTGATTGAGGTTGATTCACCTTTACGTGCAATTTTGTCAATTTCATCAACGAAAATAATGCCACGCTCTGCTAGAGCCTTGTCACCGTTTGCCGCATTGACTAACATGTTAATCATTGATTCAACATCATCACCTACATAACCAGCTTCGGTTAAACTTGTAGCGTCTGCTACAACAAAGGGAACTTTAAGATACTTAGCCGCCGTCTTTGCAAGTAATGTTTTACCTGACCCAGTGGGTCCTACAATAAGAACGTTACCCTTTTGAATCTCTAAGTCTTTGGGTGGGTTGTTGATACGCTTATAGTGATTAGCGATAGCCACGCTCAACACCATTTTAGCATCTTCTTGTCCAATGACATGTTGATCCAGAAACTCTTTGATAGATTCTGGATCGTATTCAGGGTCAGCTTCGGGTGTGTTGTCTAGATTTTCGTCAACGATTAAATCTTGGCATAACTCTACGCAATCACTGCAAATAGCAACGTTGCCACCTACGACTAGTTTCTTTACTGCATCTTTGTGGGCATTGCAGAAACTACAATAGTTGATTTTATTTGGGTCTTCGGTCATTATCATCTTTGTAAACTACTACTTATCATTATTAACAGGTCAGTTAGAATTATAACAGGCACCGCTAGTGTATGTCAACTCGACTTTGTCCGCTTTGTTCAATTTGTAGTAATCAGGTTCAGTTGGATGAATCTTAATTACGACTGAACCTTCTGCACGTTCATTGCCAGAGATAATGAGAGGGTCAACTACGTGCGCCGGCACCATATAGATAGGATCACTACATCCACCGAACAATTTATTGCCATGTACATCACGCACAATAGCAACGATTGTAATGGGTCCAGTGAAACGTTGCTTGATACTCTTTGCTCTGACACCGTCATTGAAAAAATAACGGTCGGTGCTACCTAGCAACCACGCAGATGGGTCTTTGCTTTGAACAAAAATGCGTTCTTGACGACTACCATTACTTTTAGGATCTTCTGTTACCTTCAACACTTCATTCAATGCCTTTAGGTAATTGTAGTTCCAACTCAATACATAGTCAACCAAAATCACAGCATTGCGATCCTTGTCTAACATAAATTCAGTATCACCCTTCTTTAGGTTATACGCTTTGCTGGGATAGTCACGCAACACAACACCAAGTACTTGATCGCCTGAGTTACGATTTGACATGTATGATTGATATTGGTCTGATAGTTTGTTACCACTAACTTTCGATTGGTCTGAAAACTTACCCAAGATACGCTCATGTATCTTACTGCTTGCAACATCAACATCCATGACCACAGTAACTTGATTACCTCGATCAACTCGGTTAGTAATCACGTAGTTTGTAATATATCCTGCTGAATGCTTTGCAATTTCGTCACGAACTAAACGGTCGTTCTTTGATACTTTGTCTGTAACAATAACTGAACCTACGATAATTTCAATCGCAGCTTCAAAGCCGTTAGTCTTCGCTTCCTCAAGATTCTTACCAGTGCCAGTAACGTGAACTCGACTAGTAGGACCTGATGTTTGGAATGTAGTTTCTGGTTTAGTAGTAGAACATGCTGACAACAAAGCCAGCATGCCTACAATAATCAACGATTTCATCGCATCAACATTTGGAGTTGTTTGCGAGAGTTGTTGGATTCAGTGTCCCAACGAATAGTAACAGCAACTTCTTGGTTACCGACTACCTTTTCATTGACTTTGCGGAAGCCTCGCAAAATTTGTTGTGCTGAGGTGTGCATTGTTTCGGTCAATGTAACGGCTGTGTCGTTGTTGTTTTCACGCAACGAGATAGTTTTAGCTTCTTGGTCGTTCATTGTGACAGGTTCGTTGTCAGCTTTACCTGACTTAACTTTGTCGCTGGCACGTTCAATGTTTTTAGAGATAGTTGAATTAACTCGCTCTGTGTTAACTTGAGTTTCCAAGAACTCAGCCACGTTTGCTTTGGCTCGCATTTCGGCACGTGTTAGTGCTACTTTACGATTGTTGACTGTGCTACCAAAACTCGGTGCTGTACCTGTAGCTTCGATAGCAACGATTTGACAATCACTGCCCAATCCCATCCATGAGCACTTTGTTTCGATTTTAATCTGCTCACCAACAAATGAAGTCTCTAACTTCTGGTCAGCAACCAAATTTGATTTAATGCTAGAGCAAGCCGACAATGACAATGCGACTGCTAAGACAGTAAGTTTAGTGAATTTCATGTGATTCCTTTAGTTAAACAATACACATAGTATATGCTACTTTGGATTTATTGTCAACTGTTTTTTGGGCAAAACTTACTTTTTTATGTAGTTTTGGACAGCATCCTGCTCGTTTTCTGTCAAAATCTCAGGATCATACTCACCTGTAGCTATTTTGTCTACTAAAAATTGTAAGTAATCTTCATTACTTAAATGGGTGTCAGTTATATCACGTGAGGTTTCGACCCAACGTACTCCATTGTATTTGTAGATTTTGTTTGGTGTAACATCTACTCTAACAAAGGAATCACCGGTTGCCGCGTCAGAAGGAAATTCTGTTCCAAAACTTGCACGTGATTTTCTTGCATTGTCTGCTTCGATAAAGAATTCAGGGTGCATTTCACGCAATACACGTGAGTGCATACTTTTACCTTCGAACTCAACGTACCCGCCGCCCACATCTTTATATGGTGGACGTTGAATTACTGGTTCTTCTGGTTTTGTTACATAATCACCCGGACGTTCAACTTCATCAATGCCCATTGCAAGTATCTGTGGTACTGACTCTTTAATTTGCTCAACTTGTTCTTCTGTAAGAGGACCATCATCTTGCTCGTAGTTTGGTTCGTCAATGCGACTTACCAAAGGCTTCATGTCAGTGAAGTGAACGAATGGTACATTCAAGTATGGGTGCTTTTCAAAAACAGATTGTTCAACAACTGGTTCTTCAACTTTGGGTTCATCAATGACAGTTTCATTGACAACTGCTGCCTCTGCTAACTCATGGTTGATATCAGTGAAGTCTTCTTCAAGTTCTTCTTGTGTCGGCTTCTCGCCCACATCAGCAACCCATGCGTCAGGCTTGTCTTCTAAGATAGTTTCAACAACCTTTTCATGTTCAACTTGTTCACGTAGTTTGTTTTCATTTTCTACGTCATCATTTTCGTCCCACTCTTTTGATTGGTTAGCTGCCAATACAAGCATAATAGCAAGAGGATCAAATACAACAACGAGCAAAATAATAACCCAACGAACAGCTTTTTCTAGAATGTTAGCATCAGGATTATCTCCATAAATCAATGCGGCAATGTACTTGATAGGACCTACTTCTGCTTCAACTTTACGCATTTCACTAGCAATAGGTGCTCGTTCTTCGTTTAGTTTTTGAATCTCTTTGTTGGCTACTTCAATATCTTTTTGTAAACTAGCACGTTCTTTTGCTTGTTGTTTACGAATAACAACCGAACGTTCAACAGATTTTTCACTGTCACCCTTAGTCATAATATCGTTAACTTGTTGATCCATTTGAGCCAACATAGCTTTGCTTGAACGAATAGTTTCACGCTGAGTAGCGATTTTTTCGTCAAGCAAGGACACTTGAGCCTGCACATCACCTGAGCCAATGTTTTGGTCTAAGTGTGCTTTTGATAAGAAGCCAAAGATACCCATGCTTGTTAACAGTGCGAGTAACACAACCGCCGGCACAAGATATACTTTCATAATCATTGAGCAACGATGCCAATACTTGCGTAACCAAACAGTAGTAGTAATCTTGGCAAACTCTAGTGCCGTTCCCATAATGATAATGGGGATAACCGCACCTGCAAAGATAGCGGTTAAACCAATGATAGAGTACCATGCGGCAATAGTACTAAGTGATAGAGCAACTAATAATGCACCGTTACTCAAAGTGAAAAGTCTTTTTAGCATAACATAATATTTATTCTTTAAATAGATGTCCAAATGTGCTGATAAATGTATCGAACGGTAACAGTAACTTTCTTGGTAGATTGTTTCCTTGATGAATGTGGTACGTTACCACAGGCACAGTACCAACCTCAAGTTCTCTGTTGCGAACTTGGATAACTTCGATTACGCTACCATCATCAAATTCATATTTTTTACCTACTAATTCTTCAGGTGTCATTCTTTATCTTCTTTATACGGTTCTGTGTACCCACAGCATTTAGGACAAATGCCTTCTTTCTCGTGGTCTGATTCAAGCCCTGTCCAATCACATTCTGTACAGTGATGGGTATGCGCTGTTAGTTTTTCAAATTCTTCTTTTAACTCTTGTAATGCTTGTTCTAAGTCTACTGCTTCTGCATCATCAGGAAACATAGCATCAATTTCTGCCATACGTTGTTTACGTTCTAGTTCTTCTAGAACGCCGGCTTCTGTCAACTGAACGTCACTATCACACATTGGACATACATCCTTTGTGTCATGCCATTCGTCACAATCATCAGGTAATACTTCGCCCTGTTCATTCACATAGGCGGTTCTAGTTTCCCAGTTCTTACCTTCCCAACGACACTTGGTACACTTATGTGTCTTTGGCAATTCTTCTGGTTCACTGTGATAACTGTCTTCATCACCTAGTTCATAAGTAACATCGTAACCACCTTTACGGTCAGTCCAGCAGTCATCATACTGATGTTCCCATTCTAAGTCTATGTTATTTTCGTAGGCATCATTAATGATATCCTCAATGTCGAGTAACCCTTCTTCAAGGTTCTTGAGCATGTGAGAGATTTCGCCCGGACCTAAATCAGGATAAATTTCTTCTAATAGTGTTTCGTCAATCTCAAGTGCAAACTGACGATCCGTTTGATGCCACTCATGCTTTACTGCTGTTACCATCATCTTCTCCTAGTACATATTTTGCGAATTGTTTTAGAGTTGTCCCCTCGTCCTTCATCCCGCAATCAAAGCAAATACGTTCACCATTGGGACCGTATGGGCGCAGTTCATCAATTGTGCCACACATTTCACATGCGGCTAATGGTTCTTCTTGGATAAACCCGCGTCCACTCATAGTTTTGCCTTAATCATTTTGATAACTTCGTTCGCTTCTTTAAAGTTTGACAATTCTATCATACGATTCATCTCCCTGTCAATCATTTCCTGAAGTTCTGGGTAATCCTGCGTCCACTTCATCACAAAATTGTATTCGCTGTTATCATCTTTCATTGTGGGTCCTCACATACTTTCTATATTCTTCGTCAATCTTTTCATTCTCTTTTACGAACCTACGATAAATCAACGCAATCGGGAGAATATAGATTAGGCATAACAGTATCAATACTTCGTAGTTCATTTGTCTAACCCCTTGATCCAGTCAAACTTTTTGCCTTCTTCGTAGTATTCTCTAGCACGACCTGAGTAATACATTACTAGACCGCATTGGGTACACTTGTAACGATGAAGGTCAATATCTACAGTAGTGGAAACCGTAGTGTATTCCCAATACCCTGTCGCACTATACGATTCATGCCAATCATCTGTATCTACCCAAGTAGATTTAGTTGCTTCATGCTTACAAGCCATTACCAGCACCACCAGAACACAACAGGATGACCACCGTGCTTTTCATCTTTAGGGAAATGTTCTTTTACGACTTTACGCATTGCGTTAACTAAGTCATCTGTCCAGTTAGGATCAGCGTGAACATGCCCATTAGTAGGCTTAGCTGACCATTCACGCAATCGGTTGATACAGTATTCCCATTCTTCGTCATCATCAGCGTCATTGAACCATTGATTCTGATAACTATCATTGTGTAGTCGTTCACCCCACAATTCAATGTAAGCATGCCAGTAGTTACGATAGTCACGTGATTCACTAATACCGACCCACTTGCCATCTAGAAACGCACCACCGTGTAGTTGCTCCATGGGTTCAATACCCTTAGCAACGAGTAATTCGTTTAGATTCTTGAGTAGTTCAGGCTCAACATCTTCTTGCCAATCGTATGTTTCAACTGTTTGAGTTTTCATTCTTCAACTCCGAAATGTTCCTGTAGTACCAACATCATGTGTCTAACATCCTGCGGAATAGGCCCTTGATATTGTTTCGCCATAATCTTATTACATTCCTTCACAATCAACTCGGCGAACTTTTCTGGGTCAAATGAACTGAATTCAAAATTGCCATTGCCAACATTCTTTTGATAAGCAGGAAAGTAGGTCAATTTCCCATCATACATACGAACAAGTCCACCAGACTGAACGTAAAGTTCTTTGATTCGGTCATTCATTGTCAACCCCAAAATGTTGTTTAATCTTACCACCGACATTATAATCGGTCCCTTCGTTTAATTCCATATGCTTGTTGGCAACATCGGATGAATCTGCTACAATCAATTCTGCGAACTTCTCTGGGTCGAATTTATCGTAAACATAATACTCGTTGAATGTATGAGTTCCGTCGAATGAGATATGAGTTGGAATATTACCAAGTCTAAACTGCATCCCAGCCTTTACCATAAGTTCTCGAATTCGTTCATTCATTCTTCAACTCCGTATCGGTGGCATCGGATAAACCCTGTTCAATGCCTTCCTGAATTTCCTTGTCAACATCAATGCCAAGTTGAGTTAACCCAGTTTTTACCGCTGGATCAACATCCACTTCA